AGCTTCAATGATATAAAATCTATAATTAATATCATAGTCTTTCATATCTTTTTTAACATATTTGTTAAATAATGTAACTGAAAATCCTATATTTACACCTACTTGTTTTCCATTAAAGTCCTTATATAAATTTCCACCTTTATTAGAAATATAATATCGTGTTGTTCTATCGAGTTTATCATTTACAACATTATAATTATCATCAAAGTGTCTGAAATAAGGTGTACTTTTGGAATTAGTTTTCAATCTCATACAAAAATCAAATATATCTGTATGATTTCGAATGGTTTCTTCTACAGGAACTCCATATACAAAATAATTTTTAACAGCTAATGGAACTATTCTCATAGATGGATCTTTATGATATTCCTTATCTACTTCATAATCACCTTTTAGCTTAATGTGTTCGTGTTCTTTTTCGTTATCCTCATAAACTGCGAGGTAGTTATTTACATCACGCACTATCATCTTTTTATAGATAACTTCTTCAATAGTAAGACCTGTTTCTTTTGTTAATTGTTCATTAACAGCACGTATCTTATCTATATCTTTACGTGGAATATAAATAGTTTGACCATCCAATATTCGTATATTTTTCAATATACGGCTGACTATATCTTTATATTAATTCCCAATTATATAAATTTTTTATTAATTGTTTTGATTTTTTATTAACTAGTTCTGAAGTATAACCTCTCCACATTTCAAAATATTTATCACATTCAGAATATGAATTAAAAATTTTTTCTTCAGAATCAATAATCACTTTTATTTTTTTCTTTTGAGTTGATAATTTTTCTATTTTCCAAATTTTTTTATAAATTCCAGATCTTTTTTCTGCTTTTTGTAAACCTTCAGGAGTAATTTTAAAATATTCAGATGCTTCTTTCCAAGATTTAAAATTTAGTATTTCTTTAGATTCTAAATTTGTAAATTTTAATTTAACAGCATTCTTTTTATTATTTTCACTTACTTTTTTTAAAGTTTCTTCTGAATGTTTATATAATAATGATTTTTCTTTAATATGTTCTTTCCACTCTTTTGATAATTTTTTATTTAAATTAGGTTTTCCGCCATAAGTTGGATATTTACAAATATTATATTCTGGATTTAAAGTTTGAATATAATATTCTTCTCTTTCAAGAATTTCATATGAAGATTTTCCATTTAAAATTTCAAGAATTTCAACTCTAAAATTTTCAATTCCATATTTATCATATGCAGCCCAAAGAATAGGATGTAAATTTCGTTTTTCTCCTAATTTGAACATTTCATAATATCTACAATGTTCTTTAAATCTTTCATTAAAAGATCTTTCTGAACTTCCTATATAAAAATGATTATTAATAGTATTTATAATTTTATAAATACCTACTGATGATAATTGTTTTTCATTAATATTTGATAAATCAAATGTAATTTTTCTAATATTTGTAGTTTTCATATTTTTATATTTTAAATATTTATTAATATTCAAATTTATAAAAATAATGTCAGACTAACAACTGATAAAATAACTTTTTTAAAAAATTTATATATAAATTAATATACTCCGTGTTTCCCAATTATATTAATCAGTACTCCTAAAAAGGATAGTCGATGAACTCTTTTCCTTAATTTAAGGAAATTCAGCTGCGGATTACTCAATCTTAATCGTTTTTACAATCCAATAAGCATTATCTTATTTGCTACCATTTATATTACTACAATGTGCTGTAGATTAAGCTCTAAGAGACTTCCCGCAATTAACGGAGTTTTATAACACCAATGGTCATTTAGTGTTAGTTTGGATAAACTTTAATTCTGGACATACTTTAACCCAACGTTCAGCCCACATACAAATAAATAATTGTCCTGCTACTGTAGTTTTGAAAGTATAAAGTGGATCATATAAGAAAGATGTTTCCTCCTTACTTTTACCATACGTTCCATTAAGAATAAGTTTATATCCTTCAATAAGGACATTATCACGAAGTTCTTTTGGTTTGTGTTTTTCTAATAATCGAGTATCTATAAATCCTATATATTGTTCATTAAATACAGGACCAAGATGTTCTGGATATAGTTTAAGAGATTTACTTATACTGGGGTATAGTGTAATTATGTTATATATACTAAGATAAATGATCGTATATAAATCAATAGGCTTTCCCTATTAGTTCAGACTATATCACAAATTATTTGCGAATTTACCTTTTAAAATTAATTCTGGTTTTTCTAAATCACAATAATGCCAACGAAAACCTCGATAAGAATTTTTTGTTCCTTGACAACAACCTTTAATTGCTTGTAAATAAAAATCGGGATAATCTTTATGAATATCAGCTATAATTTCGTATATTTTTATAATATCTCCTGTATTTTTATCACATTGTGCAATTCTATATTTTCTATTAGCGTACGCTAATTTTTCTTTAGCATTTTCAAAAGATTCTTTATGATCAATATGTGCTTGAATTGATTTTTCTGAACATATTTTTCTTTGTTCAGGGTCTTTATATCGTTTAATTTGTGAATCTCTACATTTTTCTCGAGTTTCGTCACTAACAATACATTTTCCTGAAGAATCTAATCTCATATTATATCCAAACTCTCTATCTAATGTATTAAGAGATTGAATCCAATATAATTCTCTTTCTGCTAATTTTTTATCAAGTAATTCTTTATCTTCTTCATAAATATATTCTATAACATAATATGAAAAAGATTTTCTTCCGTATTTATGCCAAGAATTTATTAAATGTCTATTTTCATCTTTACTTTGTGTATTTAATGCTGTTACATGAGATTTTATTCGTTTATAAATATCTAATGCTTTTCCAACATACTTTTTTTGATTTATGTTATTTTGTATAACATAAATTCCAGATTTAAATTTATCCTCTGTTCTTTGTTTCATAATTATTAAAATTTAAAATTATATACAAAGATACAGATTTTAAAGGTTATATCCAAATAATTTTGGAAATTTTTCGGATACAGTTATCAGTTGTATCCTACTCCTAAAAAGGATAGTCGTTGAACCTTCTTCCAAAAATTGGAAGCTTGGCTGCGTTTTGATGTGATTACCCAATACTTAATGCTTTTACGATCCATAAAGCGTTAACTTTACTGCTACCTAATATATTACTATTTAGTGCCGTAATTAAGTCTCTAAGGGACTCCCCGCAATTTATTTCCATTTTAATTGGACCACTTTAATCCAACATCATAGTCTACAATTACCCAATCTTCATTAGATTCCCATATTTTAGGATTACAACATCCGTGTGAACCTCCTAATCCAAAATCAAACTTATAATTATGAAATATTACAGAAAAAGCAAATTCGCCTTTAGCTCCTGTAATTTTCATAGTTTTAAGTTTATCAAGGAAAGTATTAAATTCTTTAGACTCAAGTTTACACCAATATGGAATACAATCTTTTAATTTTATTCCATCTGGTCTATGAGTTCCTCCACGTTTCTTAAGAACGTAGGGAGGTATTCCTACTTTTCGAGAATATAAGTTAAGCATTAACTCTTCTCCCATAGGAACATCACCCATATTCATTACATTAACATGAAATTTTTTACCAAGATTTTCTCTCAGTTTAATTTTATTCTTTCCTTTATAAATTGAATAGTCAGTTTTACCGAGTGTTGTTCTTAAAAATAAATAAGTTGCCCAAACATCATTTTTATTATATTCTAATATACATATTTCGTCACCTTGCTTACACCAAGTAGAGTGGTGTATTGGCATTTCCTCGACATTCTCCATTCTCATGCATATTTCGAGGTCTTTTAAACTAGTTCTTCGTGCATCATTATTATAATGCCATATACGATATAAATCAATTTGTCTAATAAATTTATTTTTATCAGCAATAGTACTAAATTGCTGTTCAATTATTTCTTGTGATTTGGCATATATTTTTTGGGCAGCCATGCTTCCACTTAGTTTCTTGTATTCGTCATAATGTCTTATAATGTGATGTAACAATGGATAATCATAACTCTCGTTATTAAATCCAACTTGGATAATTTGATCTCTTTTAAGATGCTCCATTAAAGCATCATAATCATTTCTCCAACCACAAATTACAAATTGATGCCAAGTATTTGTTTTAGGACAATATCCTGTATAAGTAAATATATTAACTAAACACTCTAAATCGTATACTTCTAATATCATTAGTCGTCAAGTTCGTCAATATTAGTCTTTGGTTTACGAGACATTTCCAATTGATGTATTCTGTCATTAATATACCAAATTGCTTTATTAAGATCTTCAATCTCTTTATCAATTTCATCAATTCCTTGTTCTTTCTTCAAACCAGCTCTCCATAAATATTTTATAGCGTTACCTATTGAAAAACAATAATGTCTTACGACTTCAATACATTCAA